CCCGCGAGGGGTTCCCGTAGTTAATTCATTACTATCATTGCAACGGATGCCTCACCTTGTGAGGGTAGTTATATGTTTAGTGTAGCTTATTGCTGCTCTATCTATAGCCTCCAATGGGTATAGTAGGGATTGACTTATCCTCTAATGAGGAATATGTATGAGAACGCGTTTATCGTTTGTTTCTTCAAAGGTAAGATCTACTGCGTCGTATCGTTATTTTAACGTATCGACCAGCACGATTTATCCAAGACAGGCATATGTGTTTTGGCCGGAAGGCTACTGGCACTATATTCCTGATCCTCGTCGATTCCATTATGTCCCTCCTCTTGAAATGGAGAGTCTATATGAAGTCGCGTCGGACTTGGTATTGAAGAACACTCGAGATTCGTGGAACAAGTTTGAGCATTATAAACGCACAAACTGGTTTAACACGGATACTACAACAAACGGTACCTACCTTTTGTTGGCTAGTGCTGCATACTACGATCGCATTGATTGCGTTCCATGTTGCGCACTATACGAGGAAACGGCGTTCGGTCCACGGGCTTATCCTACTGTTGGATTACCCGTATTGCTGAAGAATGACTCGACTGGATTAATTTCCAGTCCCGCCACTCTTGATACCCTTGTTACACAGAGTCTTCGGACTATGTTACCAGGGATTAAGCCGCAGCTAAGCCTTGTCAATTCTGTGATAGAATTGAAAGACTTTAAGACGCTGCCGCGCACAATAAAACGAATAGCCTCTATGTTCAAGTCGAACAAGACGCTTCGTCGGATCATGGGCGGAACAGCTGACGCGTACCTCCAAAAGGAGTTCAACGTCATGCCACTGCTGTCAGACATTGCCGGTATCCGGCGTGCTCTGATTAACACGAGCAAACAGATTAAAAACCTGCTTGACCTCGAGGGCAAACTTCTAACTCGCCATTATTACTGCGGGTTAGAGTCTTTGTACCCTGATAAGGCACAGACCCCGTCATCCACGTACGGAAGTACTGTCAAGCTATCGGGCACCTTTATCGGTGACCCGGCTGGACTTCCTTCCGGTCCGTGTTTGAACGGTGTGTTTAAAGCTTATCGTACGGTAACGTATGATAAGGCTCAGTTCCATGGCGAGATCCAATATTCGTATTACCTCACGCAATTTCAGCGTGAGAATGCGGCTATATTGGGTCTAGCAGATAGTCTCGGGGTGAATTTAAACCCCGCCATTATCTGGAACGCCATTCCCTGGTCCTTTGTTGTTGATTGGGTCCTCGGCGTAAGTCGATGGCTCGATCAATTCAAAGTCAGGAACTTGGAACCTGTTACAGTCATACATAGGTACATGTGGTCAACGACGGTTAATCGCTTAACTAAGATCGATGTTGAATCGAATCTTGGGATAACGACACTGCCGAAACCACTTGTACGTGCATCCTATTGTAGAGAATCCGCGTATAAACGGGATTCTTATCCGATAGGATTAGGTCATATAACCACGTCAGGATTCTCCCTAAAGGAGTTTACCCTGGCAGGTGCTCTTCGCGTCTCGCGAGTGCACTGATCAACATAACAACTCATCTATGAGTGGAGGATTAGTCCTCTAAAATAGACTTACTGCATGTTAAGTAATACACTCGTTACAAACGAAGTTAAGAACTCGGCCGGTACTGAAGTTGAATTCAGCCGGATCAGTCAAGGTGAACGTGTTACAACCTTCGCCGCCGTTGGAGAAACTCCATCCGCGCCTCACCGACTCAGTGTTAAACATACTGAGTCAGGGGCTGGGACGGATCTCCGTCGACGGTCGTTGGTTCGTTTCGATAAAACGATTGCGGGCCAAGTCGACACGACTAAACCCGTTGTTGTTTCGTTCTACGCAGTCGCCGACATTCCTGTCGGTAACATGACTGCATTCGCCGAAGCCGCTAACGTCTCTGCAGAATTAATGTCGTTCTTGGCCTCACTTGGGGCCACGACGACGATTCTGTATGACGGTACCGGTAACGGCGCCGCGACATTGATCAATGGCACTCTTTAGTGCCTTGATCTTAGAGATTATTCTCTAAGTTCTTACGAGTCAATCCTCCTTACACCAACGTAGTATTACCCATAAGGGAATACTTCGTTGATTTGGAGGACTTTTACTCGTTCTTCCGTAACACGTAATAGAGTGTCATGCTCTAGGAAACGATACCAATATTATGGTCCGTTCTAAGAGCCTAGAATACAGTGAAGTATTCATCACCCTACTACGTGACGTGCAAACGTTGCATAGTAATGTATACACTACATCTGACCTAAGAAATGACACTAAACATGTCAAAGCTCGGATCAGTTCGGAAGGGTTAGGTTTTCTCACGAAAACTTTGCCCCGTCTTGGTAAGAACCTTGACAAGGTTCTTGCCGGCGTAGGATCACTCGACGCCGTCTCGATGGCCTTTCGGCCAATCAAAAACGGTCAATTACCGATTTTATTCGGTAGTTTGTTTCGACAAATCCTAGCTATGGACGGGACAGTCCTTCCTAATGCTAATGTAGCTTGCGTTAAGTCACTAAGAGATCTGCTGTACATGTTGTACAAACTAGAACTCCCATATGACCCCAAGCTCGAACTCAAAGTCATCCAAAGGTTTATCCAAACCGAGGACGAAATTAAGCCCTATTCAGATGCCTGCGAATTGCTTGCAGTGCATCTGGCGAAAGAGCACTCCATTAATGCGAGTGCTTTTGTTAGGCATGGCATTTTACCTTGTCGTCAAGAGTCCCTCAAAAGTCTGGGACTTCCTGCTCAACAGGCTAAAACCATCCGTATCGCGAGAAGATTACTCTTCCGAGTATTCTCCTCGTTTAATCATCTTGCCATCTGGCCAAGTCACGGACCTGGAGCGGTCTCCACGAAGGAGCAACTCTCCGGTAAGTACACTTGGTCTAAGGTCGCGAGACGAATAACGCAAGTTTGGCCTTTAGATGAATTCTTTTATTCATCCTTAGGTCATATCTGCGATCGTCAACAAGAGATTAATTCTCTTGACGACGGTGAATCTCTGGCCAAGGTTGTCCTTGTTCCAAAAGATTCACGCGGGCCTAGATTAATATCTTGCGAACCATTGGACTTCCAATATATTCAGCAAGGTTTATCTAGAGCCATTGTACAGCACGTTGAACGCCATCCCTTAACACGGGACTCCGTTCGATTCACAAACCAGGAACCCAACCGAATTGCTGCCCTAGCGGGTAGCGTTGCGGGTAAGTATGCGACTCTTGACCTTAATGAGGCCTCGGATCGTGTTTCTCTTGGTTTAGTTCGTCTACTGTTCCCAGAACCTGTTCTTACAGGGCTGGAGGCAAGTAGAAGCTTAGGAACGAGGCTTCCAGACAACTCTGAGTTAATCCTCCATAAGTTTGCGCCAATGGGGTCAGCTTTATGCTTTCCCGTACTGGCACTTACAGTGTGGAGTCTCTTAGTTGCTGGTTTAAAAGCACTCAACGCGGATAGAGATGCAATAAGCTCTATCTATGTATATGGTGAC